TCTACAACACCTTTACAGCAAGACACATACGCTAATTTATTCTTTATAACAGGTCAGGCAACATCTGGGGCAAGTACTTCAGGAAATGGAGTATATACAAATGTTTCAAGAACAATACAAAGTACTAATGGTTATGTAACAATAGGGTATAGAAACCAAAATGAAGTTGACCCAAGAGATTATAAAACAATGATAGAAAAAGGTTCAACTGCAACTGAATATGAACCTTATGGAGAACAATGGTATATTCGCAAAGAAATAGGCAAAATAACATTAAATGGTGAAGAAACATGGCAAAATAATTATGGTGAAAGTTTATTTGGAACATCACTAAGTATTAAAAAAGATATTGCATCTAGTTTAGCATATTCTAACTATTATGCTTTTAATTCAATACAAAGTGGACTAAATAGTGGTTTGCAAAATGGTCAATTTGCAATTCAAATAGACCAAGTAGATAGACCAGATAATATATATATTAAAAATACAAGTTATACAACAACAACGGATTTTAAAAATTGGCTAAGTACACATAATACAATAATATATTACCCTTTAAAAAACGCAACAACTGAAATAATTAACGACATTTCTTTACTTAATCAATTAGAAAATATAAAAAATAGTGAAACATATACTGGGGTAACAAACATAACTACTACTACAGAAAATATAAAACCATATTTAGATATTTTATATTACATATATAAACCATTTACAATATATAGTTTAACAAATAAAAACTATGGAGATATAAGCCTTGATGCTTATGATATTGTTACATATCAAGTTGATAATATATCATATAATACATTTTATGATAGTAAAATTACTTATAAAGCATCAGTTATGGCTGACATAAATGTTAATATTCCAAATAAACAACAAGAAGTAACTACAAATATAAAAAAATCCACAGAAGGAAGCAGTAAACGAAAAATATGGTCAGAAGTAGACCAAGTAAATCAAGTAGCGACAATAGCAGCAGAAAAAGCACAAGATAATTCAGATGAACTTGGTAGATTATCAGTTCGTGTTAATAGTATTGAGGGTTTATTTAAAATTACTGGTGGTAGTAACTTAATTAAAAATAGTCAATTTTTATTAAAAGATGAAGTATGGTCATTTACAAATAATGGTAATAATCCATATCATACTGAATTGGGTCAAGGATATAATGGCTCTTTGATTGGGTCAACAGTTGCTTTAGCAAATATTGTATTAAGAAACACAATAATGACTAGTACAAACAATAATATTGTTGAATTAAAAAGAAATACCACTCATACTTTAAATTATTATGTATCTCAAGATGCAAATGTTACTACAACAATTACTTTAACTGGTAAGAATAATGGAGTTGTAATATATACAGAAACAATAACTACTAATGACACTCCTATTACAATGAAAAATTATACAAAAACAATAGAATCTATAGATATGCAAGATACTGATTATATATTACAAATATCAACAAGTTCTTCATATTCAGGATATGTAACTATTTACGATTTAATGTTAAATTCAGGAGATAAAAAGTCTTGGGAACCAGCACAAAGCGAAGTGTATTCAACCACCGTTCAAATGTCAAAATTAGGTGTTACTGTGTATTCATCAGGAAAAAATATTGCAACATTAATGACATCTGATGGATTCCGTATAAATAGGGCAACAATGTCAGATGGTAATATAGAAATTGGCACAAAAATAAGTGAGTTTGATGATAAAGGAGTAGAAACAGAAGAATTAAAATCAACAAGTTTGGGAATAGGAAGTAAAAATAATAATGGTGAATTTAATTCAACATACTATATTATGACAGAATTAAACAATAGTGGGGTTAAACATCATGTGGAATATTTTGTAATAAAATAAGGAGGTATAAAATATGGCAAATATTACGGGAAGTAGTTCAAAAAATATATACGCACCTGCGTCATCTACATACTATTATGAATTGATTACAGAATTTGAAGAAACGAGTACTTCAACAAGTAATAATACTTCAACAATTTCTTGTACTGCAACTTTAAAATCTCATGATATTGGTTTTAGTGGTGGTGGTGGAACACTTGAAATTAAATGGAGAGATAATAATGAAACAAGTGAATATGTTACTGTAGCAAGTAAAAATGTTTCGTCAATAGCAATTAATAAATCAACATCAATTTCGGGAACAATAACAGTACCACATAAAAGTGATGGAACATTAAGAGGATTTGCTAGAGCAGTATGGACTAAAACAGTAACTAATGCTTATGCTCCTAATACTGATTATGTTTCTACTGATGGAGTTAATTTAACTGCTATTCCTAGAGCAACATCAATTAGAAAATTTGAAATATTACAAAGAAATGAAACATCATTTACAGCAAATTGGGAAACAGCAGATACAATAGATGTTATTTGGTTTCAATATAGAAAATCAGGAGATAGTTATAGTAATTGGCTATATAGAAATGTTGCTGATGGAACAAGTGGAACATTTACAATATCTAATGGTCAAGTATATCCTGATATAAATGGTAATGATGTAACAATTAACATTGAGGCTGGTAGTAAATACTGGTTTAAACTTAGAGTAAGAAGAAAAGACAGCCAAGTAACTACTGATATAGATAACCCAGTTAGTCAAACAACCTATGATTATCCGTATATAACTAGAATTGCAACAAGTGAATTAACAATAGGAAATTCTCAAACAGTATATTTATATAATCCATTAAGTAGAAATGTTACAATATATATAGATGCTGATAACGATGTACATAAAGTAATAAATTGTGGGCAAACTAATCAAACCTCGTATACTTTTACACCTAATACAAGCGACTTATACGCTAGTATAAGAGAAAGTGTAAGAGGATATTGTAAATATTATGGCAATTATTCTTCAATAAATGATGCCATAGATGGAACATATAAAATTAGAGGAGATGAATACCCTACATTTAGCAATACTGATTGGAGTTATGAATCAGATTATACTTCTCTAACACATAATAACCAAGTAGTAATAAAAGGAAAATCTGATTTAACTATAACGATTAATAATGATGCTACTTCTAGTTATGAAACTAGTATTGATACTTATTTATATAAGTGCGGTAGTAAAACAGGAAGTGGATTTTATGGTGGTACATTAATTGATGCAGATAGTAATATTATTGAAGTTATAGCAAAAGATATGAGAGGTTTAACAACACCTACTACAAAAATGTTGGTTTCTGGAACTAATTACATACCTTATAGTTTGCCATCAATAGATTATAATAATACATATACAAAAAGAGCAAATGGTATTGAAGCACAAACAAAATTATATGTAAAAGGTAACTTATCTGTATCAAAATTTGGTCCTAATGGAGAAAATAATACTTTAAATAGAGCAGATTATAGGGTATATAGTTATGAAACTAATCAATATATAACTGGTTGGATTGATATAAAAAGTTGGTTTACATTATCCGGTACTACATTTAGTGCTAATGATGTTGAAATACATGAAAATGGTTCTAGTGGTGGATTTACTATAGGAAAAAATTTTGGTATTGTATTAAGAATTGAAGATGCTGGTGGTAATCTTGGATATACAACTAGTAATTTAATTCAAGTTACAGATGGTAAAATAGCAGTTGATTGTTTCCAAGATGTACAAGGAAATTACCACAGAGGAATAAATGGACTTGGAGATAGTAATTATACTCAAAAAATTAATGGTAGTGAATATGTTACAGGCTTATTACAATATGGTCAAAGTGGCAGACAAGATTTTGGTTTAGCAGGTTTTACTTATGACCAAAATGGTAATATGCAACATAGAAGAAATAATTCTGGTGATAATTGGCAAATAAAAGATTATAGTGGTAATTTAAAGTTACTATTTTTCCCAGAAACAGGAACTTTGCAAATTGGAAATTCAACGATTAATAGTAATGGCATAAATAAAGTTGCTTATGATGTATTATATAACAATACTAGTGGAACGAATGGCTCTTTTAACCTATCTTATGGATATTATGATTGGTATGACCATATTATAATTTATTTTAAAAACAATGATGGATATTTTAATTCAATAGTAGTTTATTCAAATTATTCCGATAGTGGAAAACCTATAGTATTGCATTGTAATAATAACAATGATAGTTATATATGGGTTAAAACAAAAAAATATACATTATATAGTTCAGGTGCAGATAGCGATACTAATGGTGTAGAAGTAAGTATTGGAAATGGAACAGTTGGTTCTGCTTCGGGAAATAATATATATGTAACAAGAGTAGAAGGCTATAAATAGGAGGTAATAAAATGGCTTTAATTAAAGAAATAGAATTAGAAAATGGTATTACACTAACATATCATAGAATATATAACTTAAATAAAATAATAAACATGTATAATAGAATAGAAGTTCATTCTTATATAAACAATATACAAAGAGAAAAAGAAAAAACATATCAAGAATTACAAAGAAAAAGCATTTTTGATAGAGAAAATTTAACGCAAGAAGATAGAGAATTACTAAATACTGGCATAAATGTACTTGTAGAAGCAGATTTTATAGAATTGCCTTATGATGCTGATATGACTATAAATGATGTTTATAACTACCTTAAAACATTAGATAAGTATAGTAATGCAGAAGATGATGAATAATTTGCCAAAAAAATGATTAAATGATATACTAAAGAAGTAACATAAGGGAGGTGAACATCAAATGGCATTAATAAATGAAATTGCTAGTTTAGTAATAGTAGTATTCACTGCATTAACTGGCATACTAACATTTATTGAAAAAAGCAAGATATTAAAATGGAAACCTTTATCAAGACTATTTAAAAATAATGAATTAAACAAAAAAATAGATGAAATTTCAAAAAAACAAGAAGAATTTTTGGTAAAACTTGATAGTATTGAAAGTGAAAATGATAAAAGAGAAATTAAAAGATTAAGAGCAAGTATACTAGACTTTGCTAATCAAAAGTGTGAACAAGGCATTAAAATGACATCAGACCAAGAAAGATATTTTGATGATTGTTGCATAGATTATGAAAACCTAATTAAAAAACACAATCTTACTAATGGTCATACAACTGAATCCATAAGATTAGTTAGTGACTATAGAAAGATGGAATTACAAGATAAATATAAAAAAAATGTAAAACATTAATTTTTATAATAAATTAATATATAATATGGCAATTCAAAGGAGGAATTATTTATGAACAATAAAAAAGAAGAAATAATAACAATACCATTTGTGGCACATGAAAGTGCTATGAATCGTATGGAAAGAGCCAATAAAAGATTATGGGTTATTATTATAATCTTAATTATTGGTATTATTGCTTATTTAACTATTCCTAGTGAAGTTGTAGAACAAAATACTCAAGAAGTAAGTGAAATTGATAATAGTGAAATTCATCAAAGCATAGGAGATTAAAATGGCTAAGGTATATCAAAGAAAGATAAAAATTATTAGAAATAATAAAAGAAGAATAAGAATAATAAAGGTTAGAAAAAGAAGAAAATAATGGCTCAATCAAGACCAAGAATATCTGATGAATTAAATTCACTTTCTAATGAAACTTGGAATTATATAATAGATAATTATATTAAAAGCAATATTGATAGAAAAATTGCTAAATTATATTATTTACAAGGAATGACACAAATTGATGTTGGTGTTGTTGTTGGATATTCACAAAGTTCTATTAAAAGAAAATTGCCTAAAATATTAAATATTATTGAAAAACATTTAAAATGAACTATAAAAGAACTCTAAGTAAACTACAAGAGTTCTTTTTTTATGCAATAATTAAACTAGAAATGGAGGACACCATGAAACGAAACAAAAAAGGCAGTAGTCCTATTTTAATATTAGAATTTGATGAATGTAATATTAAAGAATTGGTTTGTTCGATAATTAATATGTCCTCCATTTTTTTGTGGAATAGCAACTATAAAGACGCTATGGAAGATGAAGAATTAGGCAATATTTTAGATGTTATTCAAATATATATAGATACTAATTATAAAGGAGATGAATAAAATTGTATAACAATGCCTATGCTAGAAATTATAACAATGTTTTTAATCAACAAAACATGAATGAACAAATTGATTATCAAATAAATCAATTACAACAAATGAAAAGACAAATAGAAAATAATACTCAACAACCTGCTATTAATCAAACATTTCAACTTGCACCAACTAATAATCATACTATTAGATATGCAAATACAATAGATGATGTTTTTAAAGAGCAAGTATTTTATGACACCCCATTTTTTAGTAAAGATATGAGTGTTTTATGGATTAAAACAGCGAAGGGAGATATTAAATCTTATGAATTAAATGAAATTATACCAAAAGATAATAAAGATTTTGAAATTGAATATTTAAAATCTCAAATAGAAGAACTGAAAGGAATGATAAAAAATGATACAAATGTTACAAATGTTGTTTCAAAACAAAATGAAACAAATTCCTCAGGGCATGATGAAACAACTAGAAATGAATTTAAAGAGAGCAAATCCACAAGCATTTCAAAAATACCAAATGGCAAGAAAAAATAATAATCCACAAGATTTATTAAATGAAACAGTTAATAATTTTAGTCCTGAACAAAAAGAACAATGGAATAATATGATGTCTATGTTTAATCAACAACAAAAATAAACCTGTTTGTAGGTTTATTGGAGTATATATGCTAGTTGTGTATACTCCAATAAGTCTATAAACTAGCAATAGATTTATAGAAAGGAAGGAAAAGATGAATGGTTCAAATGGAATACAACCAGTAGTTGAATTAGCAACAAATGGAAACAATGGTTTTGCATATCCTGCTTATCCTATGATGGGTGGATATGGAAATAGTGGATTTGGTTACGGTGGAGATTGGATTTGGGTAATTCTATTACTTGCCTTATTTGGTGGTTGGGGCAATAACGGTAATGGTGGATTCTTTGGCAATAATGCTTTTGATAATGGTTATGCTTGGCTATCTAATGGTCAAAAAGAAATCATGCAAAACACAAACAATGGATTTGACACATTACATTTATCTAACCAACTAGATACAGTAAATAGTGGTATTTATTCATTATCTAACCAACTATGTAACTGTTGTGCAGATATGAATAGTACAGTATCAAATGGCTTCTATAATGCTGAAATAGCAGCAAATAATAGACAAATGGCTAATATGAACACTGCATTTAACCTACAAAGCCAATTAGCACAATGTTGCTGCGATAATAAACTTGCTACACAAGATTTAAAAGCAACTGTTATAAGTGAAAACTGTTCAGACCGTGAAGTATTAAGACAAATTGGTCAAGATATTCTTGTAAATCAAACTGCTAACACTCAAAAGATAATTGATGAAATCTTTAGAGATAGATTAGATGAAAAAGATAGTAAGATTGCAGAATTAAATCGTGAAATACTAATGAAAGACTTAAATGCAAGTCAATTAGCACAAACACAATCAATTATATCTAATGTTTACCAAGAATTAAAGAACTGCCCAGTTGGAACAGTACCAGTATATGGAAATACACCTATATTTAGTTGTGCTAACAATGGTTGTGGTTGCACAGGAACAACAAGTCAATTTATTTAATAGCATAGAGTAGAATACTACAAACTCGAATACGAGAACTTGCTAACAAATGTAAACAGTTGCAAACAACTGTAAACGGAGAATAGGCATAGTTCTATTCTCTTATTTTAATTTGAAAGGAGAAAGATAAAATATGATTGAAACTATATTAAATGAACCTCTTGTTTTACCAAGTAATGAAAGTCCAATAACTTTTGACGAAACTGATATAAGGACTAGATGTGCTACTTGCTGTGGTTGGTTAGATTATTCAAATGGAAATCCTAATTTTAAAATCTTTGGAAATGGATATACAGGTTATTATGATGTAGAATTTAGTGCTTCTGTAAGTAGTGCTACAGCAGGTGTTGTTGCAATAGGACTTTATCAAGATGGAGTTTTAATTCCTGATACAGTAAGAGCAGTAACATTAGCAGCAGCAGATGATTATGAAACAATTTCTTTTGATAAAAAATTAAGAGTTTGCCCTAGAGGTACTACTAATATTAGTGTAAGAAGTGTATCAAGTGTACCAACACCTACAACACCTACAACACCAATATCAACTACACAAGCAATTATAACTAATGCAACATTTAGTATATCAAGATTAAATCGTTAATGAGAAATAATTTAGATTTAACTTCATTAATTTTACAATTATATAGTGTAATTTTGTTATTACAGGATTATAACAATACTGATTTAATGAAAGAATTACAACATCAAAATCAAGATTATTTGGAGAAAATAATTAAACAAAATGAAAAAATAATTGAAATTTTAACGGAAGGAAGTGAAAGATAGTGGAAGAAAAAATAATAACCAAAACAGAGGAAAAAATAAAAGAAATACTTGAAGAAGATATTAATCCAAATAATTTGGACTATTTATACAAATTAAGTAAAATAAAGCACATGGCAAAGGAGGATAAAGAAATGAATTACGGAAATTATGCTGGTCGTAGAGCAGGATATGATTCTTATGGTAGAGGAAATTATGGAAACTATAATGGTTATGGTAATTATGGTGAATATAATGATGGAGGTTCATACGGTCGTAGAGGTGTAGATGCAAAATATCGTGGATATGACCATATAGATAGAATGGGTAATGAATACGGTAGATATATGGAAAGTCGTGAAAGATATGGTGCAGAAGAAGCAAATAAATCATTTGAATATATGGTTAAATCATTAGAAGATTTTGTTAAATATTTACATGAAGAAGCAGAAACACCTCAACAACATCAAATGCTTAATGAAACTTTACAAAGAAGTATGAGATAATGTATAAATACTGTAATAAAAATCCACTTCAAAGAATAACACCAGATTGTGTTATTAGGTCTATAAGTTGTGCTACTCATAGAAGTTGGGATAATGTTTATGATGAACTAAGTGATTTAGCACAATATTATGGAACAATGTTTGACCAAAGAGATTTTGTAATATGGTATTTAGATAGTAATTTTGATAGAGTTCCATATTTACCTAAAAAAGTAGGAGATGTAGCAAAAGAATATCCTAATAATATAATTCTATGTACAATGAAAGGGCATATTTGTTGCATAAAATATGGAATTATCTATGACACATTTAATCCTAGTGAAAGATTTGCAGAAGAAGCATGGATAGTAGAATAAAGGGCATAATTTGTCCTTTTTTTCTTATTATGATATAATTTTATTGAAATAATATGGAAAGTGGGTGAAAAATATGGAAATAACTTATGTTGTAATAGTATTTATTGTTACTTACATCTTTGGTGCAATTACAAAAACTTTTATAGATGTAATACCAAATAAATATATACCAATTCAAAATGTTGCAATAGGTATTATAAGTGGTCTTATTTGCTATTTTACAAAAATAGAACCAGATTTATTACAATCATTAGTATTATGCTTTATGTCTGCTATAGGTGCTGGTGGTACAGCAGACTTATTA